ACAAGAGGCAAAACATCACCAGTAGCAAACCCCTGCACTGGGTAGTTCTTTATCATAGTGAAGTGCGTAGGAGAACCATTCTCTCTACGTGATACATCAGGGAAAGCATACTGCCTACCACTGACGTTAGTGATCTTGTGTAACCGTATAGCCTCATCACCTAGCTTCTTGTGCCACGCAGCTACACCCTGATACTTCTCGTTGAAGTGCTCGTAGTATGCAGCCTCTGCCTTAGATCTACCATACCCAGTAGCACCAAAGAGAGGAGCAAAGGTGTGTGCCTTAGCATCCTGCCTACCCGTAGGTTGACCTGCATCAGTAATAACCTGTGCAGTGTATGCGTGTACGTCGAAGCCTGTGTTGATCTCTTCCATAGCTACCTTGTCTTGTGCTAAGAACGCTGCGGTTCTGAACTCAAGCTGGGCAAAGTCAGCTTCCATAATGTAGCCACCCTTCCAGCGTGACACGAATACTTTCTTAACTGGGAAGGTGTTACCCCGTGGCATGTTCTGCATGTTAGGGTTACGCCCACTGAACCTGCCTGTTGCAGTTATGTGTTGGGTAAGACCGACATGAAGGTATCCATCAGGCTTAGTATAAGTATGTATGCCATCAACGAAGCTAGAAAGATAAGAACTGACAGCGCTAAGACGCTTAAGATCCGCAAGAAATAGTGCAGCACTTTCCATACGATTGTTTTTAGCTGTTGCAATAAGTGCATCTAAGTTGTCCTTTCCTGTGCTGAAACCGTTAGCACTGACCCACTTCTTGCTAGGTGCAGAGAACCCTAAGCCAGCCATCTCGTTTGTTTCTTTTAGTTGATACCCTCTAGCGTCACAGTCCTTACACTTGTTAGGTCTAGCGTACTTAGTTCCATCCTTCTTTAGTTTATATGTCTTGCCTTCTCCTTCACATGTAGGGCAGGTAAAAGCTTTTGTTTTCAGTATCTTAGTAGAGTTAGCTTGCACTGCATCCTTGAACTCTTGTGTAGTCTTAACGTAGTCAAACAGGTCAGCCCATTCTTTCTTGTCGTTAACCTTACGGCTAAACAAAACCTGCGAGGCTTGCTCTGGGCTATTGATGTTGATAGGTGTATCACCCATTAGGTTACGGATCTGTTTGTGTAGCCTGTCTTCTATGTCTGCCTTCTCTTGCTCAAACTCTACTCTAACTTGTTCGAGGGCGGGTTGATCCACCCTGATACCTGACATGTACATTCTTGTGAGAGTGGTACAGGTTTTGAAGGTAATGTCTCTGATGTTATGGAGGGAGGCGCTTGCAGGATCGGCGTATCTTTCTTCTTGCTTGAGGTACAGCCCACGAGTTGCGCCGAGATCAGACCTAAGATAAAAGCTAAGCTCATTGAGAGGTATTTCATTTGTGTTGTACCCTTCTTTAAAGTATTTCTTTAGTGTGTCATCCTTCTGTACTTCCAATTCATAGCGCTGGGCACATGCCTCTAGGCTCAGCGGTTCCTTAACACTGCGTAGTAGTATGTACTCTGCCAGCATAGTGTCGTAGATCTTACCGTCATACTTAAAGCCACACTCCCACAACCACATCAGGTCATGTTGTGCATTGTGCATGATCAGTAAGGTAGTCATGTCTAACACCTTCTGTATCTCTCTACGCCCAGCGCCTGTAGTATCCTTCTGTTCGACGTGATCTAGTGTGACTATGCACACGCTATCCTCTGCGTCAACAGCTTGCATACCTACCTGTACCAGTATGTTGCCTGGTTCAAACGGATCTAGATGCATCTTACCATCACGCTTGTTGGTAGTGTTCTCTACATCCAATACTATTTTCATATTCTATGTCTCCTTACTAAGCTGTGTACTGACTACGTTCACCGTCTAACTCACAGTGTACTACGCCATGCCAGCCACCCTTAAGCTTATTCTTTGCGATGTTCAAGTGCCTCTGTGTATCTTGTTCCTCTGCTCCTTCTACCTGTGGGTTCTTAGAGATCAGTACCATCAGGTCTGCCTCTGCTGCCTTACCTGTCTTACTACCTTCCATCATTGATTGATCTACGTACACCTTACCTTCCGCTACTGCACTCAACTGTGACATCCATATGATAGCACAGCCATACTGCTTAGCTATGTTACGTGCATGGATGGCTGCTTCCTTCAAGTACACGTCAGACTTATCGCTTGTCTTGCTAGAGAACTTATCACCCATGTCAAGCACTACGATGTCAGGCTGGTATGCCTTGATGATAGCCTCAACCCACGTCATGTCTTTACCTGTCGAGTCATACAGTTTAATGTTCTCACGCACAGGCTCATAGCGTGACGCAGCGAGGGCGTAGTTACCCTTGACTTCTTCCATTGACATTGACGTGGCTGCACTGAGGTAACGTGCTCCTACACGCTCGTATGCTTCCTCGTTACACAGTACAATACACTTAGCACCCTGAGTAGCAAAGCCATCTGGCCCACCAATCAGTGAGGCATGGAAGGATGTCTTACCTGTGTTAGGTCTAGCACCTACGATAACTAAGTGACCACCACTGATGCCCTCTACCTTACGTGTCAGTGAAGGGATGTTGAACTTCCACTTAGACTGTATGTCATTAGCTTGCAGTAAGTTATCAATAGAGATGTCACCCCAGTCGATCTTGAGGTTAGGCATGAAGTCATCCTGATAGTCAGACAGTAGCTTACGCATAGGCTCCAGGCTAGTCTCAGTACCGTTCACATAGTCGAACCCTAAGTTAGCTATCTCTTCGCCTACTACCTGCTGGAACAACTTGCCTAACACTTCTTCAGCTATACCCTCAGACATAGCATCCTGCTTGCTGATGTTGCGGAAGATCTGTTTGTATACATCCTTGTTAGCTGTGGTCATGGTAGAGTTTTGCGTAAAGAACAACCCCTCTAGTTCTGGTAGTGTAAGATCCTTATCGTATGTCTCCATAGCATAATCTAAAGTGTTCTTAATCTTACGAACATCCTTAGTGAACAGCTTGTCTGGTGTACGGATACCTTTATTGTTATCATAAAAGTCCTTACTCATCAGTGTTCTAAGTAGTGCTAGTTCCATTCTGTCTCTCTTTCTTCTTTGACTCTAAGTAGAACGCACCCTCTGGACTATTCCACGCAGCCATCAAATCCATCCACTGCTGTATAGACATGTAGATAACTTGATGCTCAGCCAGCTTATCGTCATACTGCCTGATGAATACTACGTTGTCATCTGTACCAATGATTAACTCTACATCTTCAAACATATCTTGTTGATCTAGTGATGTTATCACTGATGCGTCTGGCTCATACTCAACCGTATACATCCCTGTTCATCCTTTCACGTTCTGCTGCACGTTTGCGTTCCTCTTCATCGAACTCTCGTATGAGATTGTTATCATATATAAACCTCTTAAGTCTAGCTATCTCTTTCTCTTGCTGTTTAATCTGCCAGCGCATGTCTTCTATTGTTCCAGCCATACTCATGTCATTCTTCCTCTAAGCAAAAGCCACACATATCATTCATTGCAGGGCCACCACAACTTACACAGGTTCGCCACTTCTCATTTTCTAAACCTCTCTTTACTAGAGTTACAAAGCCAACGTTAAAGATAGCTGCGAATATCTCAGGCGCACACTCTACTTGTAGTGTAGCACTACCATCACGGTGCTCTTCTACATCTGTTACTTTAATGTCATTCATCACTTACTCCTATACATGGTAACAAGATCGACAGCTTACAATACTTTGGGTAATCATCATACGTCATAGCTATCAACACAGGTGGCGCAGCTATAAGTAAAGCCACAATAGCAGACGCCTTGATTGCGCCATTGATATTACCTCTCATCAGTACTCATCCCTTAATGCTACCCATGACACAGGGAATAGATCTTCCATTTTAAGGCTAATAGCCCACGCTACCTCTTGTGTCTCTGCTTGTGTGTCAGACGCACAGCGTAGCTTACACATGTCAGCAAAGGCATCCAAGCTACCTGACCAGTACCACTCAGTCATGGTGCTTTGAGGCAACACCATACGTGCTTGCTCTGGGCATACACCTGCCGCCAACATATCATTGTATAATTTAAGCTGTTCGCCATCAAAGCTATTAACGGCTTCTGCCATACTGTCGAATCCATAAAAATCACATGGGTTGACTTCCTCGTCCGTAGACCCTTGCTTCTTGTCTTCACTGCGTCCACGCCATACGTCAGGCACATAAAACTCAGGTTCAGCATCCACATACCTACGGCTAATCTCATTCCACCGCAGGAACTTATGCTTGACTAGCTGTCGGGCCACAAAGATTGGTGCTTTGATATGAAATGATGCGAAGCAGTGACCGAATGGGCTGATGTGTTTGTGCTTGGCTAGGTATTGTATAAGCTTTGCATCCTTATCTTTCAAGGTAGGTGGACCCCATACGTCACTCGTATCCATCTCACTCTGCTTACCAAAGCTTACTCGTGCAGCGTTAGCTACCGTCAAGTCCGTACCCATGTGATCTATGTATGTTGCTTCAATCATTTGTTAACACCCTCAGTTTCTCTATGTCAGATGATACCCTATACTTGATGTCATCGTCAAGCCTCAGTGCTATTGTGTCTAGCCCTGTCCAGGATTCTATTTCTTTCTTATATATCAATGTCTTATGGGCAGCATCAGGATCAAGTGCTACAATAATGAAGTTGTACTCACCCAATTTAGCCATGTGTTTATCCGTCAGGCTAGTGCCTAGTATAGCCATAGCAGATAGACCCTCTACTGATTGGGTAGCTATCATAGCCGAAAGGGTATCCTCTACTAGTACGATAGACTTACTGTTACCCAGTACGTAGTAGTCAGCTACCCCTGTGTATCGTAACCACTTAGGCTGCTGACCTGATAGTGATCTACCAATGGCGTCAATCATCCTGCCCTTGTAGAATATAGGAAACACTACACGCTTATCTTTGACATCGTACATCAGTGTGTCGAAAGGTATGCCCCACTTATCTATGTACTTCCAGAACAACTCATGCTCATGCTGTGGCTGTACTACATACTCAGGTATAGTCATAGTCTCTGGCTCAGTAGGCTCAGGCTTAGCTACCTTAGCTAGGCGTAGGCGTATCTCGTGAGCAGTCATGCCTGTGTGGTATGCACCAGTCAGTGAGCAGTTAAGCTTGAAACAGTTGTACACGATAGACCCACCATCATTCAAGGCACTGAATGTATTCTTTGAGTGACAGCTAGGGCAGTCCATACGTCTGCTCTGCTGGTCAGCTAAGTCTAAGCTATCTAAGAATGCTCTAATGTTATTCATCATTGTTATCCTTGTATGCCTGGCGCTGGGCTAGTGCATTAGATGCACCACTGAATGTGTGCTTGATGTACGGATCAAGAGAGCTAATGCTCTTGTGTCCACTCACCTGCTTGATCTGTGTCACATCAACGCCAGCCTCAACCATCTCAGTGATAGCTGTGCGCCTCATGTCCATAGCTGTTAGCTCACTAGGTAAACCAGCAGCGTCCTTGATGTCATTAACATAGCTGAACAGGTTCTCCTTTTTGTATGGCTTGTATGCTCCATCACTAGGCTGCATCTGTGGTGCTACGTATTCTTGAAAACCATAGGCTTCCTTTTGCTGACATAGTACGTGGAGTAGTGGCTCACTGATAGGCAGGTGTACGTCAGCACTACGCTTGCTCTGCTCAATGTCCATGCGTTTGTTATCTAAGTCTAGCTTATCCCATGTAAGCAATCGCATGTCACCTACACGTTGGCCCCACTCGTAAGCCATCTGTACAATCAAGCCAATAGATCTCCACTTGTTCTGGCTGTAGGCTGTGTCTAAGAATGTAAAGACCTGATCCTGTGTCCACATAACTTTACGCTGCTTGTTAGGCACACGGGTTACACCCTTCATAGGGTTACGGTTCAGTATGTCCATGTTGATTGCTCTGTTAAACACAATAGAAAGTATAGCTGAGATCTTGTTAGCTCTGCTTACACCTCTGTCTAGCCACTGCTCATACACATAGTTAGCGTGGTTGTTACCAAAGAAGTTTAGCTTAGTCTCACCCACTGTCTTACCTGTGTGTGTAGGTGTAGCCATAGCTATACGTAGGCATAGCTCGTACTCTTTCTGAGTGTTACCCTTGAGCCTAGCAAAGGCTTTGCTGTTCATGTACTCATGAGCTAAGCCACCTATAGTAGAGCTATGCTTTAAACGTTTTACCACTTGCGTCTTACCTTCCAATAGATCCAGCATTCTAAACAGTGATCCTTTCCCATTACAAAGTCAATCAGTATTACTACGTTTAACTTCTTTTGTTTTCTCCACTCCCAGTTCCTTGCTGAGAATGTCTGGTTGTTGCTCCCGCCCAGTAGTACGTTTAACAGTACGCTTAGGGCGGTCAGCACTCTTTTTATGTAAGCCATCAAGTCGTTCTGGATCAGACCAGTCATCATGTGGATCATTCGCCATCTCCGTTACTCCTTACAATAAAGTATACAAAGGCTCCGACATAAAGCAATATAAAAGGTATAGCTATCTGAGATCCTGCTACCATAGTGGCATCCATACCTCACCATCTAAGAGCATAGACTTAACGTCTTCCTCTTCACGCCTAAGCATGTCGGCTCGCTCAAAGTCTGACATCCATTCGGCATCATCAATATCCTGGATAAGTTTGTGATGATAGGTGTGCAGCGGTACTACATACTTGTTGCCTTGACTTTCCATTGTATTAGTCTCCTTCAATTAGATTACATCATTAACGCAGTACTCTGAGTTCATGTAGAATGATATGCCAATCTCTACATCACACTCGTGCTGGTACAGCAGTGATAAAGCATTAACTGTGTTCTGCACTAGGTTATACTTATCTGCATCAGTTAACTCTGCGTCATACCCAAAGTCAACAGGTATAGCAGTTCTAACTTTCTTGTAGTGCTTATAGATGTCGTAGCCGTCCTCAGATTTCTCACCTGTATTCTCGTGGCGATGCTCATACACAAACACAACTGCATCGTTATGTGAGTATACTTCTACTTCTACTGTGTGATCTTCTATCTGCATTGTAGTGTCTCCTGTGTGTGTTAAACTCTAGTCTGTATAGTTTCTGTTATAGGCACCTGTCTTACGTACTCACCTAATGCCTTACGGTTATGCCATTGCTTCAAAGGATAGTCAAGTATCTTATCTGCATCAATCAAAACTAAACGTGTGCATTCTTTATTGAGTTGTACATAGTACACCTTGTACTTATCTGCAAGACTAAAAGGTATCTTACTAGTGAAAGACTTTTCCCGCCGCCACTGATGATCCTTTCGCTCGATGCAGTTAATCTCTTTGAAGGGGAACTTTACATCACCACTCCAGTTACCATGACGCACCTCTACTTCCCAGCAAGCAACAACTTCTTTGTCTTTGTTAAGAGTGATAACATCTATGCCGTACTTGTCAGGGTTCTCTATTGTAGTTAGACCTTTGTCTTTCAGTAGTCTACTTGCAAAGTTTATAACAGCAGTCTTGCCTTTGTCATCATAGGTTACGTGCTCTACACTATCAAAATGTTTGAGGGTTCCTAACATGTTACGTTGTTCTTCTACGTGTTGCATCTTAGTTTATCTCCCGTGGGTTTACCTCTAAGCGCAAGCAGCCCCATACATCACGAACCATAATAGGAAACGTCTGGTACTGATCAGCATACTTGTTAGCTTTCCATCTTGCACCTGCAATAGTATGTGCGCTGTCTAGTAGTGCATCCTTATGTGTATCTAAGCCTCTATATATTTTGTACACCATATTATTAGTCCATCCTTGTTACAAAGTATTCGCCATCAGGCAGGGGCAGTGCAAGCATAGCGTACTGGTAGAAGTACACGTTACCGTTGGGTGTGTTCATCTTACCTACGTAGGGCAGGTCAGGGTCATCAGATGTAGTGTACGTACCGTCATCTTGTACGTCACCCTTGAATTGGTACAGATTACCAAAGCCGTAGCGCTCAGTCATAAAGCCTACGATGTCCATGTCTCTGCCATATAAGTTGTACTCGCCTACCCAGTATGGTAGCACCCCAAGCATTTCTTGTAGTAGATCAGGGTCTACGTCAGGGAAAGCCTTAGCGTTGATTGTGAGTTTCATTGTGTTAGCTCCTTAACTTTCTCTTTTAGTTTAGCAACCTGCTGCTCTAGTTTTTGTATCTTTCTTTCTTCCCACGTGATTTGGTGTTCTTGTGTAAAACGTTTCATATTATCCAAGAAAATATCTACGTTTGTCATTATTTCAAACCTTTCATAATATGTTTAACAACATCAACAGTCCATCCATTGCCGAGCATTTTGTACCGCTGCGTATCTGATATACCCTTATCAGTGTAGCCGTGTGGTACAGTCTGTAAGCGTTCGCATTCAGTAGGTGTTAGTTTACGGTAGGTTGTGGTATTGTCTGATATTTTAGGTTGTAAGTGTCCACCATCAGATGATACTAGCGATGGGCCTTTACCATCAGGGTGATATACTCTGTTTACATAGTTATACTTGTCACTGATACCTGCATCACCTACTAAGATAAGACCATCAGGTGATGGTGCTGGCACGTATCCAAATGAATAGCCATGAGTACCTGCACAGAGTGTAGCAAACTTACCATCAGTAGGATAGATAGTATTGCATTGGCTCTTGTACTTAGGGTTAAGCTGATTGCCACCCATATAGCTTTCACGTAGCTTCTTACCTGCATAATACTTTTCTTCTACCTCAGGCTCAAGTATATCCCTGAGTACAATACCCTTGTCTTCTGTTGGTACATCAAAGGGAATGTTTGTCAAGTATATACGTGGCCTGTTCTGTGCAGAGAATAGTCTACTGTTGATAGCGACAGGCTCTACGCCCAGCGCCTCAGTGATAACGTCCATGCTTTCTTTCTTCATTTTGACGTTCTCTAGCAGGAAATACGTAGGCTTGAGTGCCTTGAGTAGCCGCACATATTCCCAGAATAACTTACTGCGTGGATCATCAAAGTTTAATTGCTTACCAGCAAAGCTGAAGCCCTGACAAGGTGAGCCACCAATGAGTAGATCAATATCAGGCAGACTGTCAGGATCTATAGCAGTCACATCACCTAGCTGAACTGTCTCTGGAAAGTTAGCTTGTGTTACCTTGATTGCGTACTTGTCAATCTCCGCTGCATAATAGTTTTCTACAGGGATATTGAGTTGGTCTAGTGCGATTTGACCGCACGACATACCATCGAATAAACTAAGGACGTTCACTGTAAATCTCCTCTTCTATTATTACCTTGTACCCAGCATCTAGCAATTCATTTGCTCTGTCAAGTGCATTATCACGGTCAGGAGTCCACATCTGATTGCGATGTGAACCCTGATTGTCAAGTGTAGCTACGTACCACATTAAGCGTCTACTTTACCAAACATACGCTTGGCTTGATCGTCGGTAAGCTTCCACTGATCGTGGCCCGTCAAAGATCTGACCTGCCACGGCATCTTTCTAGCTTTGCTATTGTAGCCAATAAGTGTGACAGCCTGACCACTAATCTTTGCAATCTTACTGGTATCAAGCCCCATAAGACTTGCCATCTGAGATAGAGATGATTGCTCTTGTGTCTCTGCACCATCAAGTAACACTTGCACTTTGTATGTAGCTTCACCACCGTTGTATGAGCAGTTGCCTACCTTGATAGTCACATCTTTAATGCCAGCACTGTCGAGTGCTTCCTGCATAGATGTGCGGATAAGTTTTAGGTGTGCTTTGTCGAATGTCATAGTAGTGTCTCCAAATAGATTACGTTAAGTTAGCCAGCAAAGTGACGCACACGGCGCTCACTGCTACGGTTAGGCTTGCGCTCAATGTAGATGGTACGCTTGCCAAGATGCAAGGCAGTCATACAATTACCTGCCTCAAGCTTGAAGCCTCGGCTTGCGTGTTTACGCTTACGGGTCAAGCCCTTAAGTCCAAGAACATTGAAGCGGAACCCATTGGTGCGGTCATTAAGCGGTTTGGTAGCGATACAGTAAAACATGTGTGATCCTTTCTATAGATCGTTAAGAGTGAGTTAAGGTTAATCATAGTTCAGTTTACATGTCAAGCCTAAACATTATGTATGCGTTTCCACGCAACCCAAGTCGCAGCTTGCATTTCGTATGCAGTCATGCCGTGCTTTTTACCGGCTCGACTGTAGCACTGTTGAAGCTCTAATCGTAGCTTCTTGCCAATGCTTGGCACTTCCTGCATTGTACGTCTGTCTTTGTTAGCGATGCACCAAGCATGACCGTCAATGACGCATACGTCTTCACCCATGATGCACCAAAAGAAGTCAGTAATCTTTGGGCCATTGAGTATGAAATCCACAGCGTCAGCGTCATGCGGTGTAGTCTGTAAGATAGACCACGCCTTATCACGCATTGTCTTGTAGGTGCACGGTGTACAGCTTTCGACATAGCCACCAGTGACAAACGTGCTAAGCATATTGTCAGCGTCAATCAAGTTACGTTCCCAACGATTAGTTGGACTGAGTGCAGCAATCACGCCCACAACAATGTGCAGCGGTAGTTCATACTTGTCAGCCATGCTTTGGGCGTCAGACTTAGCGTCAGCGTACCACGTCAGACCGTGGTCAATCTCATCTTGCGTAGCTTGATTGAAGCAAGCCAGAATGTTGCGAGTGTACTGTGTCATGTGTCACCTCATTGGTTTGAATGTATTCAGTAAGACACAGCCAAGCCCATACGTCAAGCATAAGTTTAGGTTGGCCTAAATTAGCTCGGCTGTATCCAGACAAAAGACATCCAAGACCTTGTGACGGACTTATGTATTTTACCGTTCTGCCCCTTGTCGGTGCGGCCCATGCTTATAGTCAAGTGATCCTAACTTGTCGTGCTATGCGCTTGTCTTTATGTTGCGCTGTTCTTGTGTATTC